TCGTCAGGGTTTTCTTTCTTCTTCTCGCGCCATTGTTTGCTGCGGTCGGCACGCGTTAGAGCTGCTTTCTTTTCTTCGGTTTTCTCTTCCCTCTTTGCTGGAATGACGTACCCCTGGACATACGCGGTGAAGTCGGTGGGCTTTGGTTCGACCGTCGGGACAATATCATTAGCTTGGCTCAAGATATCGGCGATCGATTTTGTCATTAGACGCTCGACAGCAACGTGGTCGAGGTCCGGCAACTGGTGGGCGACAAGGTCATCCATCCAATCGGCATGGTTGTTGGGGAATTGTACTGACACGTCATAGCGCGACCACCAACTTTCATTGGAGCAGCGCCCGGGGAGCTCACCCGCCTCGTCGAGAACGTGTAGCGCGAACTGGCCCAGAATCGGTGTTCCGGCATCAGTAATGGCAATTGCGCGACACTTCTCAAGTAGCTTCTTTCGAGGCTCCGTGTTTCGGCGGTGGGTGGTGTGCAGTTTCGAGAGAGCACGCGCGGGATCAGTGCAACTGTTGCTGTCACCATACCACACGTTCGGTCCGTAGAAGCGGGCCAGGAAGTTGACTCCAGATGCGCCACGGGGAAGCGTGTCGCACTTCAATTTAAGGCCTAGCATGCGCGCCGATGTCTCATAGGAGCTTACGGTTACCTCGGTCGCTAGACCATCATCTCCGCCAAACATTCCGTATCGGCCAGTCGCGTCGAACGCGTCCATGACGTCATGCCCGTCGAGTCGACGTGCTACGAAGTTGTTGAACTTGGTACAGATGGTATTAAAGGAAGAAGTCTCAGGCGACCCGGAAAGACGAGACCACAATGTCTCATACGTCGTTCCGAATCGGCCTTTGGCCTTGCAATGGTGGTTCTTGCTCGCTAGTTCCACGATTTCTGCGTGGTACTCGGACGGGAACAAGGCCAGCATCAGTGCTAGCTCTAGTGCTCTTAGGGTTTCGGAGACGGTGCCGTCCATTCTGGTGTAGTCTGTCATGTGCATCTCGCTTGCGACCTGGGCGATACCGGTCACGTGCTCTGCGATGTCCAGAGGTACTTTACCAAAGGCGTACCACCCGAAAGTCTTCAGAAGACCTCCAAGGGGGTACATGAACTGGCTCCAGCGTATCTTAGTATCAGGGTCAAGCGTCGAGATAGTCCTTGCGGGCTTCAAGTTCGCGTAGGCCTCTCCTTTCATGAACGTCATAATAACGTCTTGGGTCTTGCTGGTTAGCGTTAGGAAAGACTCAAAGATTTGCTGTTGCATGGGCCGCGGCTGATGCGCGGACACGTCTTCCTCGTCCGTTGGGCGAAGAGTCGGGGAGTCCTTGACGAACTCGGAAACAAACTCGTTAATCCACCTGAGGGTGGTATCATTTACGGGCTTGTCGCTGTGCTGTCTAGCAACACGGTGCTCCACAGAAGCCTTTTCGTTGGCCTTACTGTTCCTGGGTGAGTACGCGCTATCAATTAAGGGCTGAAAGATCGCGAGCACTAGGGCAGCCTCTTCATCATAAGGGCAAGGGGAGTATGCATGTATGTGACGCTCCTGGTAGTCCGTTGCAGTCTCCGTCGGCGCACTGAAACTCCGGATGTACTCCGTGAGGCCTGCGACGAGAATTCGCTTTGGTTCTGAACCAGTCGTGTCTTTGATGGCGGCGGCGACTGCTGCAATGCTAAGTTTGGTCTTCTGCATGCGCGCCGTTGAGGATAGGCCGTCAAAGCAGCTCACGGGCAACCGAAAGCTGGAGAATGCACCGCAGGGAGCACAGGAGATGTAATTCTCTGCGCCATCCGCGTCGCCCAAGACTAAGATGCCAACAAAGCCGCCAATGCCGACCGGTGAAAGTCGGAGCAGCGGCTGTATGTCAACATTCAGCCAGGTGATGAGAGCTGCAAACCCCGTGGTTCTGAAGCCAGGGGTCAGCAAGGTTAGCGTTTTATCGCTGGGTCTGTGGAGGGAGTCTACATTCCTCATGTCATAGACAAGGGTCGGCCACCAAAACGTGAAGCTTAGCATGGACGTCGACCACCAGGACAAACCGAAGTTTGACATAGTGTCAACGTTGTAGTTCCACAACTTGTGTTGGTACGTTCCCCCGCCGGAAATCTTGGTAAGCATTTCCCCGTCTTCGTTGAAGGTGTGCATGTAGCCTTTCCTCTCCACCGCAATGTCTTGTAGCATGTATGTTGACATCAAGATCGGCTGTTCATGGTCCAGAGTGAACTGGTTCATGTCAAGGTAGTAGTCAACATCGGTCATGCAAATGACGTCTTTTGGTAGAGGGGCGGCAACTTTGAAGCCGGAGGTTAGGTCTTTAGGCCATATCGGTACTCGGTTCCCTGTAGCGCCTCGGTCCATCTCCGGCGCCGACATTTGGAACTCAAACTTGTTGAGCCCCATGACGGCACAGAAGGATTTCATGAGGGTTCGCGCAACGCCTCGCTCTGCAGCCTGAAGACCATGCGGATGGTTCTTCATCGGTCGGGCTGTGGGGTTCGTTAAGCCGGATAGCGTGTTGCGCATGTTCTTCCTATTCCACTTTGCGTCCGCCGTAGATGACATCGTTAGCAACTTGACAGTCATCCAACAGCGGTTTGCGAACCACCCCGCGAGCACGGCTACAGTGATGCAGCAGGCATACTCAGTCGGCGACAGTGCCATACCAGTAAGACGGAGACGTACGGTGCGCCAGTCGTGCGCAGTGCAGTCCCCGCCCTCATAACCAATGCGTAATTGACCGACAGGGCCTGGGGAGGCCCATTCGACTAGCATGGCATGGATAGTGGCACCATAAACGATCGAGACGAGCGTGATGGTTGCGTTTGATAAACAGTGGATTACAACGGCAACATGGTATGGCAACGAACGGCAAAGAACGTGACATGTGTTGGCAGGGAGCCGGAGTAGGAGGGTCATGGCAATAACACTGGCGTAGATCACGATAACGGTCGGGCCGTCCTCAGAGTAATGCGGGTAGGGTCTTTCGAGCAGGTCAACGACCATGCTTCCAATCAGAATCGCTCGAACGGTCTCGAACGCAATGATGGTGAATGTAAAGAATCGTATACACTTTCGACCAAGCTCCTCAAAGATGGGGGCGAAGATAAGTGTAGCTAGTAGTACGTCTTGGTTTGTAGTCAATGTCCAGTACTTCTCGAAGCGTGAAACTGCGAGGAAAATACTGATCACGAAACCAAACGTGAACATGTTCTTGCACAAGAGTGCGCATGCATCAGAGATTGTGTATTTCTCCATTGCGGATAACGTCTAGTAATAGCAGAGTCCAAGTGCTGGCGACGTAGAGAGTCTAAAAGTTTCTGTTCTTCGAAAATTG